AGACAAGACGCTCCATATTGCAGCCCACATGCTCCCGTGCCACAACACCCAAGCAGTCTTTAGCCCTCCTAGTGAGGGCATTTTTTGGCCTGGAGGTTTACGTTCCACTAGGTTTGTTTGACAGATAATATGTTTTCGTGGAACATATTGCATCATGAAAATATGTCATTGTGGAGAAGCCGTTCGTCACGATCAAAGATCGTGCTTGATTTGCCACGCCGCATATATGCGTGCATGGCGAAAAGTTCACAAACTTAGTCCCGAACAGAAGAAGAAAGACAACAGCAGAAGTTACGCCGGAGTCTATCTCCGCAGAGGGAAAATATCGAAAAAGCCATGCGAAAAGTGCGGTTCTGAAAAATCGCAAATGCACCATCCTGATTACAATAGGCCATTAATGGTGATCTGGATGTGTAGAGAATGCCATTTAAAGCATCACGCCGTGGAACATTCAATCAGGAGATACCATGCCGCATAAGTCAAAGCGTAAACGATACCCGCCCAAGCCTGGACATCCTGGGAAATAGGCCATCACTTGCAAAATAGCCATTAATAGCAAATGCCAAGAGGATCTAAACCAGGTGAGCGGCGTGGCGGAAGACAGAAAGGAGCGGCCAACAAACGCTCGCGCGAAATTGCTGACAAGGCTGTAGAGAGCGGGGTAACGCCGCTTGAGTTTATGCTTGATATCTTGCGTGCTGACATGCCGCCAGAGTTGAAAGAGAGAATCGAAGAAGAGCCGTTGAGCGTAGAACTGGTTCAAGCGTTGAGTAGCTGGCGTAATACGAGATTCGAGGCTGCTAAAGCAGCAGCGCCATACGTGCATCCTCGGCTGCAAAACACCACGGTAAAAGTACCGGACGGTCTTGAAATCCGCGTGATCGAGCGGGTCATTGTCCGTGAGTAAAGGTCGCGTCCTACGAATACCGACAGCCCCTATCTTTGAACCATTACTAAAGCCAGGTCGCTACAAAGGCGCACATGGTGGCCGGGGAAGCGCCAAATCTTACTTCTTCGCCGACAGTTCTATCGAGCGATGTGTTCAGCACCCCGGTACGCGCATTGTCTGTGTGCGTGAAGTCCAGCGGTCCCTGAAAGAATCCGTAAAGCGCCTGATCGAAGACAAGATCATCGCGTTAGAACTTGGGTCTAAGTTCAACGTCTTGAACGATGCCATCGGCACACCCGGCGGCGGGGTTATCGTTTTCCAGGGCATGCAGGACCACACTGCTGAGTCCATCAAGTCACTGGAAGGATTCGACGTTGCCTATGTCGAGGAGGCCCAGACTTTAACGGCTCGTTCCCTTGAAATGTTGCGCCCAACAATCCGTAAACCCGGGTCTGAATTGTGGTTCGGCTGGAACCCAAGAAACGCCACAGACCCAGTTGATGAGCTATTGCGCGGGAAGATCATCCCGCCTGACGCCATCGTTGTTAGAACCAGCTACAAGAACAACCCTTGGTTTCCAGCTGAACTGGAAGTAGAACGCCGTTTCGACTACAAGAACAATCCCCATCGCTACGCCCATATCTGGGAAGGCGAATACGAACCGCAGGCTATTGGTGCTATTTGGGACAGGGCGACGATCAACCGCAACCGCCGAGACGAAGCGCCCGCGATGTCTCGTGTTCTGGTCTCAGTTGATCCACCGATATCCAACAATCCTGGATCAGACGAGGCAGGGATAATCGTCGGTGGTTTGGGAGTAGACAAGCGTGGATATGTTCTGGCCGATTATTCCGCCCAAGGAACACCTACAGAATGGGGCCAACGAGCGATTGATGCCTACGATCTGCACGAGGCCGACGCCATTGTTGCCGAAACCAACCAAGGCGGTGAAATGGTCGCCAACACAATCCATGCTATTCGCCCTGAAATAAAAGTTATTCCAGCGTGGGCCGGAACTCGTAAGAGTGTTCGGGCCGAGCCAATATCCGCTCTTTACGGGCTTGACCGTATCAGCCATGTCGGTGCGTTCCCGGAACTAGAGCAGCAAATGTGCCTGATGACGGCGGACGAATATCAGGGCGAAGGTTCGCCTGATCGTTTGGACGCCATGGTTCATCTTTTCACTAACCTGTTCCCGAAAATGACCAGGCGTGAGCGACCACTGAACCAGTCACTACCAACCCGCACCAACAGCAAATACCGGGCACATCGCCTGTATGGCTGACAAGATCGCACGGGTTATTGTGACCAAGGACGAACTGAAAAATGGCTGGGACGACGCCAGCCTTAACAAATACCTGAATGAGCGTAACGAAGCGCAGGCCAGCCTGATCGACCCACGAAGCGATTCACGTCGCAAAAGACCGACAGAGCAAAACCATCGCTATCGCCCGCATCGTTGGAGAGAATAACTCATGAGCGTATTTATTAATTCAGTCTTGCTAAACGGAACTCCTGTGGTTATGCAAATGGTCGGCATACCAATACCAACTACCGTCTGGGTCGTACCAGCTGCCGGTGACACAGTACTCGTCGAATACAGCATGGATGGTGGTGCCACCTATGAAAACTGGCCGAATGGATCGGTGACGGCTCGCTCCGAGGATTCTCTGGTCAGCGGCGTGACGCAGTTGCGTTTCTCACGGACTGCTGGTTCCGGCGTAACCTCAACCTACGGGATAAGTTAACATGGGAGGAATATGGTCTAGTTTACAGGATGGGGTTACGCTTCTACGCAATACAATTACCGGTGGATACGGAGGATTAATTTCATTCGGGGCAAATACAGTACCTACGAGCGGCGAGCATAATTTACTTTTTACTGGTGATCCTTCCGCTGGTGCTGGTAAAGTTACTACAGGAAGTTCGAATATTGCGTTGATAGGTTCTGGTGGCCTTGGTTATTTATCTGCCGGAAATGTTACCGGAAACAATAATGTTGCCATGGGAGAAACGGTACTCACTACTTTAACCAGCGGACACGAGAATATCATCATTGGGTATCAGGTTGGTACGCACATAACAACTGGGTATCGGAATATTATCGTCGGCAGCACTTCCGATCCAGAAGGCGTTGTTACCCCTATCGCTGGATTCGATAACATCTTGATTGGTGCCGATCTTTCACTTACCGGAACAGGTGTATCCAACGTCATCGGTATTGGAGTAGCCCCAGCAGTAGTAAATTCGTGGACAGTCGGTAAGCTTGGAAAAAAGCAATCCATATTTGAAGGATCAAATGCTGCAATGGGGGCGTCAACTCTCACAGCAGGTACAGTAACGGTGTCGAACACGTTAGTGACGGCCACCAGTAGAATTTTCCTCACTGCCCAGAATGCTTCCGGAACACACGGAGTTTTAGGTATATCCGCGCGTGTAGCTTCAACGAGTTTCACGATAACCTCGTCCTCTGGAACAGACACCAGACTTATTGCTTGGGAAATCAAGGAACCAAGTTAAAAAATGAAGGACTATATTTCATCGCAGATTGCGGAATCAAAGATTGTGTTTTCTGCCATGGAAGATGCTTTGTTTGTAACGCTTGAGGCGTCGGCAGTAGCTTGTATCTACAGCCTGCAACGCGGAGGGAAGGTTCTTCTGGCTGGCAACGGTGGTAGCGCGGCCCAAGCCCAACATATGGCCGGTGAGTTCATGGGCCGATTTGCGTTTGACCGCCCCGGACTGCCAGCTATAGCCCTGACCACTGACACATCCGTCCTTACCGCCATCGGTAACGACTACGGTTATGAGAGTCTATTCTCACGACAAGTTCAGGCGCACGGCAACAAAGGCGACGTGTTTATCGGCTATTCGACTTCCGGCCAGTCGCCAAACATTCTGATGGCCTTTGAAGAGGCGCGTTCCTGCGGATTGGTTTGCATCGGGTTCACGGGCAATCGCGGCGGTCCGATGCGGGAATTGTGCGACTTCCTGTTAGATGTCCCTTCGTCCGAAACACCGAGGATTCAGGAAGGTCATTTGTTGCTTGGGCATATTCTGTGCGGTCTGGTGGAGAAAACACTTTTCCAAGCCTGATGCGCCCCGCGTTGTTTCTCGACCGGGATGGAGTGATTAACGTAGACCGTGGATACGTCCACAAACAGGAAGACTTCGAATTCATCGACGGAATCTTTGAGTTTTGCCGTCTAGCCCAGCAACTCGGATATCTGATCTTTGTGGTAACCAATCAATCAGGGATCGGGCGCGGGTACTACACGGAACAAGAATTTCTTAGCTTAAATGGTTGGATGTGCGGCGTGTTTAAAGAACATGGCGTTGATATTGAAAAGGTCTATTACTGCCCTTCCCATCCAGATGAGAATTCACCAGACCGTAAACCAATGCCAGGAATGATTCTACAAGCGGCAGAAGAGTTCGGCCTCGACCTCTCCAGATCGGTTCTGGTGGGTGACAAGGAGACGGATATTCAGGCAGGGATTTTGGCCGGCGTGGGGTTAAATTTGTTGTGCTATAGGAGATAATCATGGCTCTAAGTCTAAAGAACAGGGGCAGCGCCAAGATGCTACGAAGCAGCGGCGATGCCAATGATAAAATCGTCAATGAACTGATTTCCAAAAAGTTTGAAGACGCTATTGCTGAAAAGAAACTGCGTCGGGATGCGCCAGCCGCAGCTGCCGCTGCCGCCGCTGCTGCCGCAGAGGCGCCGTTTACAAAGTCTAAAGAGGCTCAACTTGAGGCCCTGAAGCGCAGAGGGCGTCGCGCCAGCATCCTGACCTCTTCACAAGGAGCATACGAACCGCTCGGTATTCCTGGATGACCGATAGTGTCGATAAACTGATTACCCGCTGGCGCAAACTGTCCGGCGATAAAAGCCGTAGGCATTCGCATTGGGATGACCTGGCGCGTGTCATGTTGCCACGCCGTATGGGGTTTACCACGACACCAGCAGAAGGTGAACGACGCACCGACGACATTTACGACGGCACACCAATGCAGGCGGCACGGGGTCTTGCCAACGCAATCGGTGGTATGATGCGTCCTTCCGGCATACCTCAGATTCAGATGCGGGCAGATGATGACGCCCTGAACAATCTTGGCGAGGCGCAAGACTGGCTGGCCGACAGCACGGACCGGTTTCTTAACGCCTACAGCAATCCCAAGGCGCGTTACTTGCAGGTCGCCCCGGAAATAGATCAAGACCTGGTTGTATTCGGTACGGCTGTTGAGTTTGTCGGTGAAAACAAAAAAAGAAACGGTCTGTTATTCCAGTCTCTACACCTCAAGGACACTACGCCGTTCTTCAGCGAAGACGGCGATGTGGAGGGTTTGTTCCACAAACGCACCTTGACCGGTCGTCAATTGGCCGACCGGTATGGAGAAATGGCACTGTCGGACGCCACCCGTCAGTGCCTGAAAGACAACTCGGACAAGAAGATCGATTGCCTGCACGCGGTAATACCGCGCAAGGAATACAAGGCTGGATCAATGCTGGCCAGAAACTTGCCCATTGCAGACCTGTGGCTTGAGATCGATGCGAAGCATTTGATTTTCACGGGTGGGTTCCATGAATTCCCGTTCATTGTCCCACGTTGGGAGACTTCCTCTGGCGAGGACTTAGGCAGTTCTCCCGGAATGATCGCCCTGCCGGATGCCGATACGTTACAGGCGATGGGCGAGACGATCCTGATAGCTGGACAGCGTGCTGCTGATCCGCCTTTGTTTGCTCCCAATGATGGAAGTTTCGACGCCATCAATACGTTCCCTGGTGGCATCAGTTATTACGATGTCGAGTCGGCTTCCGCCATGCGTGGCAATCCGTTCTTCCCATTGGAGTCAGGAACAAATCTTCCTGTAACCAGGGACATGCAACTCGATGTCCGGCAGCAGGTATTTGCTGCCTTCTACCGCAATGTCCTGAATCTGCCGGTGGCTGGCCCAGCAATGACCGCCTACGAGGTCATGCAGCGCAAAGAGGAATTCATTCGCGAGATCGGACCGATGTACGGCCGGTACGACACGGAGAAGACCGCACCGGAAGCAGAGCGGGCGTTCATGGTCATGCTCAGGGCCGGTGGGTTTGCTCCGATCCCCAAGGCTTTGCAAGGCAAGAACGTCGTATTTGAATACGACTCCCCTGTAAAGCGCATCCGCAAACAGATCGAAGCGGCGGCGGCCAGACAATGGGCGGCTGGAATGATTGAGCTTGGGCAAATCAAGCCGGAAGCCCTAGACCTCATCAATGAAGACGAGCTGGGCCGTTTCGAGGCAGAAGCCCTTGTGATCCCACACCGAATCGTCAACAGCCGCGAGACTGTTGCGGAGATCCGTGAGGCCCGCCTTGCAGCCCAGGAGCAGCAGCAGCAAGCGGCCAATATGGCTGCTGCTGTTGATGTCGCCAAGACAGGGGCCGAGGCAGCGTCTAAACTGGGGTACACGAAAGATTCTCTAAGCGAGGTTGCCTGATGTCAGAGGACATGTGGATGGATAGGGCGCAGACCGCAGAAGCCCAACTGAAGACACTACGCGATGCTCAAGGTGCCGCCATTGAACGCATCAAGGACTTCAAGGCTAATTTCGGTATCAAGGAGCGTAGTAACGGTGAGATCGTAATCGACTTTCCAAAGTTCGTGGAACGGCTAGGCCCAGAAGGTTCGGCGGAACTCCATAAAGTTATTGCCGAGAAATATGGCAAAGAGTGACTTAGATATTATCGAAGAGATATTGAGGGTCACTTCGCAAGAAGGCTACACCCCAATGGACCGTTACAGAGACTTCAAGAAGGTATTCGGTACGGAAGATGGCAAACGGGTTCTGCGGGAAATTATATCTTGGGGGCGTCTTCTGAAAACGCCGATGATGGGAAATCCAATAGACCCATACGCCATGGCCATTGCGTTTGGTGAACGAAATCTGGCATCTAAGATTATGGCAGCCATCCACAATGAACCACCGGATAAACCGCAACGCACGAGACAAAAAACATGAAGAAACTTTTATGTCTTATCAAGCACAACTGGAATTACAAAGGGCCGTTCAAGGGACCGTTCAAGAAGAAGCGTTCTTGTTCGCGTTGCGGCAAAAGACAAATGTATTTCTACGATGAGATGTATGCCTTGCCTGGACTTTGGATATGAAGAACGACGTAGAGTCCGATATGCACGTTCTGGCCGAAGCACAGCGCATTATTGCGGATAGAGATCGTTCCGCTAGCCCAGACGGAAATGATGTCAAGCTTCTTGCCGAAGCCAGGAGAATCCAGGAAGACGAAGGACGCAGTGATGCCGTTCGGAAACACATGCGGGAAAAAAGGAAAGACGGGAGAAAAGCAGATGTCTTCGCCGGAGAGGGTTCGTTTGCCGGTAAACTGAAGGCTCGCCGCGCGGCGATGGAAGACGGTGACCCCGAAGGGGCCCAACAAGTGTTCATCAAATAAACAGGATAACCACCATGCCAGAAGCCACACCAGCAGCTACTCCAGAAGCCACGCCGACTCCAGCGGCACCGCCTATAGAGGCTACCCCTACGCCGGCACCGGCTTCGCCTGAAGCGGCTCCCAAGGCTCCGGATGACGCGAAACTCGCTGCCGACATCCTCAACCGAGACTGGACGGCAGACCTTCCCGACGACCTCAAGGAAACCGGCAAGCGATTTACATCGAAAGCCGATGCCGTGCGTGCGATCAATGATTTCCGAAAGCGCGAGTCGCAGGTCCGTGTTCCCGGAAAGAATGCTTCTCCCGAAGAGATCGCCGCTTATCACAAGGCTATCGGCATCCCCGAGAAGCCAGAAGAGTACGAATTCCCAGATATGCCGGAAGGTCTGGAATTAAGCGAACAGGTTAAGGAGTCCAGAGCGGAATGGGGGAAACGGTTCCAGAAGCTCGGTATTCCGAAAGAAGCCGCCAAGGAACTCTCTAAGTTAGCCAACGAAGACGCGCTACAAGAACTTGTCGCACAGAAGAAAGCCGACGAAGATTTCGTGGCCTCACAAGAAGCGGCGCTGCGATCCGAATGGAAGGGAGAGGAATACGATCGAAACAAGACTCTGGCGAACCGGGCGTTTACAGAGCTTGCTAATCGTACCGGACTCAAGCTGGAAGACCTGACACAAATCGAGACCAAAGACGGACGGTTCCTGATGGACCGCGCTGAAATCGTCAGAATGTTCGCGGCCATCGGCAGGGAAATGTCCGAGGGTTCCGTCGGACCGTCGTTGACCGATTCGGAGAAGGACACCGTGGACGATCAGATCAGGGGCGTTCGTCAGCAGGTAGCCGAAGCCCAGTCTGTCGGAGACTCTAAGCGTGCAAACAAACTTTATCAGCAAGAACAGGCGCTTATCGCGAAGCGAGAAGGCAGCAAAGCGATTGTTGGCGCACGCGGTCGGATGGTTTAATGGCTTGACGAATAACCGTAAATAGTATTTACTTTCAGTACCGACGGCTCACCCGCAAGGCCCCGTCAAAGCGAAGCACCTCCCAAGCCCCGAACCGGGCAGGAAGCGGCCCCTCACGTTGAGGCTCACCCGCCGACCTATCCATATCGGCTCACCAGAAAGAGCGTGTCCATCTCAACCTTTGAGAGGGCATACCCATGTCTACATCCATAGACACCAGTTTTATCACGAGCTACGAAGCCAAGGTAGCAGAAGTATTCCAGCGTCAGGGCAGTTACCTGAGAGACGCTGTTCGAGTAAAAGACAACGTGATCGGTTCCACCGCTGTTTTCCAGAAGATCGGAAAGGGCACTGCCACGACCAAAGCGCGGCACGGAACAATTACGCCGATGAACCAGACCCACACGGCTCCGAGCGTTACGCTGGCTGATTTCTATGCCGGTGACTGGGTGGACAAGCTGGATGAAGCGAAGATCAACATCAACGAACGTGACGCCATCGCCTCTGGTGGTGCCATGGCCCTTGGCCGCAAGGTCGATGACCAGATTACCACGGTTCTCGACACCACGACCTCGACGGTCATCACGCTTACCGTGACTTCAAAAGCCGCTGTATTGGCAACGGCAATTGAATTCGCCGAAGCCGCGTGGGACAACGACGTGCCGAACGACGGCCAGGTCTACGGGGTAGTAACCCCGCGTTACTGGTCGCAGTTGATGACGCTCGATCAGTTCCAACGCGCCGAGTATGTTGGTGCGGATGGGCAAGTGTTCAGGCAGGGGCCAGCCGTTGGTCGCGGAAAGTGGAAGGACTGGATGGGCATCAAGTGGAAGATGCAGACAGGTCTTCCCGGTGCCGGGTCAGCAACTGCCAAGGTCTGGATCTGGCACAAGATGGCCATTGGCTACGCTGTGGCGCAAGCAGCCGGCAACGTCGCCGGAAACGAGGCGGTGTCGGCGGATATCACCTGGCATGGTGACCGTGCAGCGCACTTCGTCAACCATATGATGAGCGGCAACGCCGTCATGATCGATGACACTGGTGTTATTGAGGGAACCCTCAACGACACAAGCGCCATCGTAACATCGTAAGGAGGATGCCATGGCTTATACAGCTTCTCGTTTGCTCAATCTGACCTGCCAGGCTCCTGGACGTAACCTCTATCGCTATGACATCGACGGCAGCGTCGATGACGTGGACGACGTGGAAGCGGCCGGGTACTTCAATAACAAAGACGACGACCTGAATCTCGCGATTGGGGATCGTGTCGATGTCTATGAGTGGTCCGCAACACCGTTTGCGGCTGCCAGTACGCTGACCAATGCGTTACAGCTAGTGGTGACGAACACCATCGCTAAGGACGCAGCGGCCAGTGCCGGTAACGTGAACGCCGCTCAGGTCTTCTTGACCACGAGTCTGTTCAGTTCCGGTACGTAAGTCTGAGTATCGTCAGTACCGAGGGCGGTGGGGCAATCCTGCCGCCCTTTTCTTTTAGCGGTTCTTGTATCGTAGCTGGCAATGCATGGTGCTTACACGAAGACCTAGCCCAAGCCAGAAATATCATAGGAGATGTACCAATCATTGCCGTTAATGGTGCATCCAGAGAAGTAAAAGCCATAGCCCTCTATAGCTGTCATCCGCAACGGTTTGTGGAGAAAGGTTCAGAGTGGATTCGTCACCAGCGCCGTTTGTTCGGTGACGGCTTTACCGTTCACAGTTCCAACAAGCCGAAGCACGGTGACCTGCCTTATGTCCAGTACTGGTGGGATATACCGGGAGGCGGTGGCAGTGCATGGGGCGCACGCAAGGTTGCAAAACTCATGGGGTTCACTAAGGTTGTGCTCTGCGGCTGCCCACTATTGCCCGGTAACTACACTGGACACAGGATGGGCATGTTGATGAGCAAGCATGAAGTAACCGATCAGTACGCAGCCGAGATAGCGTCAGACACAGACTGGCTCGAAGGCGCGTATTCTATGAGTGGAAAAACAAGAGATATTCTCGGATGTCCTTGACCGTGGCTTGTGTGTTAAGTCCAGGGCCGACGTACAACCGATCGCACGTAGACAGACTTGAGCGCATGGTTTCAGAACACATGAGCCAGCCTTACAAGTTCGTGTGCGTTGACGACTCGCCGTTTCCGGGCTACTGGGCCAAGGTATCGTTGTTTCAACCAGGACGGTTCAGCGGCAGAGTTCTTTACCTTGATCTGGACGTGACGGTAGTCGGTGCGCTCGATGACTTGGCTGACTACCAATACCCATTCGCCGCTATCCGTGATTACCAATATCCGCTTCAGATCAACTCGTCCGTCATGGCGTGGGATTCTGGAGTGGCGAATTGTGTCTACGACGACTTCAATCAGGATGTGATTGATAGACTTCACGGCGACCAGGATTTCATCTATGAAAAGATCAACCCGGTGACGTTCCCGAAACGCTGGGTGCCGTCCTATAAGGCGAATGTCTTGCCGACTGGTAAAGTTCCAGAGGATGCGAGAGTTATTGTGCATCATGGATTTCCTAAACCTTGGGAGGTCAATTGATTTTGTCGTCGAAACCGATAAAGTTTGTTTTTTGCAAAGTGACCACTGAGTATATCCGTGTGACACACAAATATATTAGGTTCATGCGTGGTTGATGTCGTTCTGATTAACCCGGGAGCATCCAGGACGATCTACCAGAACCTGTCCGACGACCTGTCCGCCATCGAGCCACCGACTTGGTGCCGTATGATCGCCGGATGGTTAATAGACAAAGGTTTCCATGTTGAGATCCTCGATCAAGACGCTTGGCGCTGGACACCGGAAGAGGTCTACGAGCATGTCAAGAAGCTAAACCCGAGATTGGTCGCTATTGTCGTATCGGGCCAGCAGCCATCGGCCTCAACGCAGCAAATGACAGGCGCATCGTTACTTGCGAAAGCGATCCAAGGCTATCCGAAGATCATGATTGGCAACCATCCATCGGCATTGCCTGAGAGAACGCTTTTCGAAGAAGACGTTGATTATGTGTGCGACGGAGAGGGACCAATCACATTGATTGGACTACTCAACAACGAACATTTACCGCACATAGATGGTCTTGTATGGTGGGATAACGCCATCGTGAAGAACCGTCGCGCTCCGCTTATCCCCATTGACGAGCTGCACGGAGATGTGTGGGGCTTGCTCCCCATGAGCCAGTACCGCGCCCACACATGGCAGTGTCTGGACGGTTCTACTAGACAGCCCTATGCATCTATCTACACGACGCTAGGATGTCCTTTCAAATGTTCGTTCTGTTGTATTAACGTGTTCCAGCATTCCAGCACGTATCGGCGAAGAACACCGGCGAAGGTCGTTGAGCAGGTAAAGCACCTGTATCAGGTGTATGGGGTTAAGACATTCAAGATCGCCGACGAGATGTTCGTGCTCGATCCAAGTCATTACCTGCCGATCTGCGAAGGACTGGCGGCGCTGCCGTTCGCGGATGAATTGAACATCTGGGCCTACGCCCGTATCGACACGGTGAAGCCGGAAACGCTATCGCTGATGCGCCGTGCCGGTATCCGGTGGCTGGCATTGGGGATTGAGTCCGGTTCGGCCCATGTCCGGGATGGTGCGATCAAGTCTCTTGATGACAACGATATTCGCAATGTGGTGAAGGCCATTCAGGACGCCGGTATCAACGTCATCGGTAACTTTATCTTTGGCCTACCTGACGACACTATGGAATCCATGCAGGCCACACTTAGAATGGCTCAGGAATTAAATTGCGAGTTCGCCAACTTCTACAGCGCCATGCCTTATCCTGGTTCTCGTTTGTTCGACGAAACCGATCCGAAAGACCTGCCGAAACACTGGTCTGGGTACTCACAGCACAGTGCCGATACCACACCACTACCGACAATGACGCTTACCTCGCGCGAGGTATTGAAGTTCAGGGACGATGCTTTCCATAGCTATTACGAGGGCGAGCGTTACTTGAGCATGATCGAGAATAAGTTCGGCCACAAGGCCGTTGAGCACATCAAGCAAATGACGGCAACCAGACTGAGCAGGGCGGCGTGACGAAAGACGATCTGATCGCATTCGAGGAAGGAATTGCATCAGATTTTAATGACGGTCTTATTCGCTATCCTGTCCATCTTGAAAGCGGGAACGAAGACGATTTAATAACCGTCTTCAAGTCTGTCAAGCCGAACGACTGGATTTACGTAACTTGGCGAGGGCATTTGAAAGCCCTTCTGAAAGGCGTACCGCCAGAAGAACTAAACACCGCGATTCACCGTGGCGAGTCAATGGCCTTGCGCTTCGACAAGCAGCGTGTCTACGGCAGCGCCATTGTGGGCGGTACCGTTCCGATTGCTTTGGGTACAGCGCTCGCCATCAAGCGCAGCGGATCTGATGAGCATGTGTGGTTGTTCATCGGGGACATGGCGGCAGAGTCAGGCATTGTTTACGAGGCCATCAAGTATGCCTCCAACTTCAGCCTTCCGCTGTCTGTCGTGATCGAGAATAACGGTGTCTCCGTGCTCACGGATACACGCGAGGCGTGGGGTCAGGATAAACACCCATCCGATGTTCGCGTCATTTGCTACCAATACAAGAGCCGCTGGCCTCACGCCGGCGCAGGGCAGAGAATCCAATTTTGAGCTACCAGAAAGCACTCTGTGAAGCCATGCAAGAACTGGCGCTGGATGAGCGCATCGTGTTCTTGGGGCAGGGTGTCCGTGATTCTGGAACCTTCATGAGCACAACGCTACAAGGCGTCCCGCTTGAGAAGCGGATCGAATTGCCTGTCGCGGAAGAGCTTCAACTTGGTATGTGCATCGGCATGGCCTTGGCGGGGTTAGTGCCTGTGTCGATTTATCCGAGATGGCAATTCTTCCTGCTTGCCGCGAATCAAGCAGTGAACCATCTGAACGTGATGCTGCCGCATGTGATCGTGCGCGTAGGGGTAGGTTCGACTATCCCTCTTGATCCTGGGCCGCAACATAAAGGCGACCTCACCGAAGCCTTCCGATTACTAATGCCAAATACAACCATCGTGAGGTTAGAACGTGTTGAGCAAATCGTCCCCGAATACCGCAACGCCCTTGAACGAAACGGACCTACCATCATCGTTGAGGTCGCAGACCTCTATCAAACTTCATGAACCAACCTTCGATGAGGAAGAAGTCGCTGCGGCGGTAGCGGTTCTACGTTCCAAGAACGTCACGCAGGGAGAGAAAGTAAAGGAGTTCGAGAAAGCATTCTGGCCCACTGGTCATGCCATTGCCTGCAATTCAGGATCAAGTGCTAACCTTCTGGCTATCTCAGCACTAAAAGCCAGCGGCCGACTGAAGGACGGAGACGAAGTAATTGTATCGGCCCTGTCGTGGTCAACCACAGTATTCCCACTGATTCAGCACAACCTGATTCCGGTCATCGTGGATTGCGATCCGGACACGCTGAACATGGACATGAACGAGGCACTGAGGGCCATAGGACCAAAGACCAAGGCCATCATGCCGGTGCATGTGTACGGAAACCCATGCGAAATGCCGGCTCTGTACAACCTCAGTGGCGACTACGGACTTGTCGTTATAGAGGATTGCTGCGAATCCATGGGCGCAGAATATGACGGTGTTCCGGTAGGAACAAACGCCGATGTGGCGACCTTCAGCTTTTACTTCTCGCACCACATCACGACACTGGAAGGCGGGATGGTCGTCACCGAAAACCCATATACGGCTGACATGCTCAGGATACAGCGCAGCCACGGCTGGCTGAGGGATTCAGATCGGGAAGCCACAGATGGTATGGATCGTAAATTCTGCTTCGTGGAATTGGGGTATAACTTTCGGTTGACTGAAGTACAAGCGGCCATCGGTCTTTGCCAATTGCCAAAGCTGGACGACATTATTGCACGTCGCCGCGCGGCGCACGGTGCGTATGTAAAAGCACTCGGTCATATACCGTACCTGCGGTTTCAGAAAGATAACGGTAAAAGTTCCTGTTTCGGGTTCTCCATCGTGCTCGATGGCGCTCCGTTTACCGTAAAGGAACTGCGCCAATACCTTGAAAACCTAGGCATCGAAACCCGCCCAATCATCTGCGGGAACATCGCCAAGCAGCCGGTTATGGCGAAGTACGTACATCGTGTATTTGGCGACCTGAGAAACGCGACCGATGTGATGGTTAACGGGTTCTCAATAGGCGTGCATCAGGACGTGATGCAATCCGATGTGGAGTACGTCGCTGAAGCGATGAGTGATTTCGTGAAGTGAGGGCTTTAATAACCGGGGTGACTGGTTTTGTAGGATCGCACCTAGCCGAGTACCTACTAGCGAACACGGATTGGGATATTGTCGGGATGTGCCGCTGGCGATCTCCACTGGACAATATCCAATCCCTGATACCGGAGATAAACCAAGGCGGCAGAGTTCGGCTTTTCTACGCCGACCTCCGAGACGGTATAGCGGTACGTGAAGCCGTGGAACAGGCCAACCCAACGCACGTCTTTCATCTAGCAGCTCAGAGTTACCCGAAGACCAGCTTTACATCTCCTCTGGATACGCTGGATATAAACGTACAGGGTACGGTACGTCTGCTCGATGCGTTGCGAAAGTCAGATGCGGAAATACACGTTTGCTCAAGTTCTGAAGTGTACGGGCGAGCAAAGTATATTCCTATTTCAGAGGACGCTCCGTTTCACCCGGCCAGCCCTTACGCGGTATCGAAGGTCGGGTCAGACCTGATGGCGAGGCATTACGCCGAAGCCTACGGAATGAGAATTCAGGTGACGCGCATGTTCACACACTCAGGAGCGCGGCGCGGTGACGTGTTCGCCGAATCCAGCTTCGCCAAGCAGATCGCCATGATTGAGGCTGGAATGCTTCCGCCGGTCGTGAAGGTTGGGAACCT